TGCACCGTTAATCAGGCTGCCAGATACCGGCCCCGGCGGGAGCGGTGTCGGAGTAACCGCTTGTGGGTGCCTTACCGTTCCGGCCTTGAGACTGATTTTTTCCATCGCCGCCGGGTCTTGCATAATCCCGTGAACCTTTTGCGCCGTGCTCGCCAACATCTGTTTCGTAATCCCAAAGCGGGCAAACATGGTGTCGGTGAAAACATGGGTGGCCTTGACCAGTTCCGGCGCGCCGATCTTGATCATCCCCGTCTTTTCAGCAAAGGCGAGCGCGTGAAGCATGAGCGTCATTCCGGCCGGAACCATCGCCTTTAGGGGCATAACCCCGTGGGCTTCCTTCCGCAGAATAAGCACCATGGAAACCGCGCCCTTCGCTGCATCGGTCAAAGGGTCGGCGCTTTTGAGCAATGAAGCAAGGACGCTGTTTGGTCCATTGGCAAGGCCCGCGTGCATCCCAGCGACAACGATCTTCATGTAATTAGCGCGGGTTTCCGGCGTGAGGCCGGATTCTACCTTATCCTCGGCCGCTTGCAGGATCGGATTATTGAGATCAGGCATATTGCGGCGCCCCCGTCACATTGGTTTTTGGCGGTTGGTTGATTAACCCAGAACCCGGCGGAACAAGCGCCCCGGGCGATCCAGTAATGGGCGTGGACGATGCAACCGCCTTCGGCATGGCCAGATTGGCAGCTTGCTGCGTTGATAGGGCAGCGGCGGCGTTGTTCGCGGCTGCCTGGGCATTGAGCGCAGTAACCTGGGCAGGCGTGAGGGAACTCATCGCACCAGAAATAAACGATCCGCCGGCCTGGATAATCCCGGCTGCTACCACGGGGTTTTCCTTGGCGAAACCCAGAATGCTGCCAAATATACCTTTGTCCGCAGGGGATCCACCGCTGCTTGCCGCTACTTTCCCATCCGCAACAGTTGCGCTTACAGTACTCGGTGGCGGGGTGGCATTTAGCGCGGCTTGAGCTTGGGATGCGGTATTGTTCAAAAGGGAATTGTCCGTTGTTCCCCCGGCCGGCTTCATCAAATCGTTATTCAACTGAGTGTTCGGCCCGGCGCTAAACAGCTCCGCACCGCCCCCCTCAGTCCCCGCTGGGTTTGTCACAAACCCAACCGTTCCCTGTGCCGCTTGATCCGCAATCGCTTGCTGTGCCGCTTGATCCGCAACTGTCCCCGACGCGATAGCATCGACCTCCGACGTTCCCGGCCCAACCGCATCAGCGACCGCCATCCCCGCGCCTTCCGTAATACCGCCCGGTGCGCCGGTCGCCAGCGCGTTGGCGCCGGTCATTGTATCGCCAACCGCACCGGCTGCATTATCTGCCGCCGACGTGGTGATAGACCCAGCATCGGAAGCTGGTGCCGCACCGAAAAGAGGAGCGTCCCCAGCGAAAAGACCAGCCGAAGACGCGAGCGCGGCAATCCCACCAATAGCACCGATAATCCCGCCCGCCATGGCAAGGTTTTTATCGCCCGTCACAACACCAATCGCGCTAATGGTCGCACCAACCGCCGTCACAACCTCAAGCGCGGTAGCCAGAGTGAGACCGACCGCAGCAATATCAACGGCGGCAAAGGCAGACGCGCCGATGGCAGCGGCAATAGCGATTACGGGCATGGGGCATCCAATCTGTAATGGACAAAGAATTCGTCTTGCCCGGTGACTTTGAAGCCTATTTTCCGGTTTAATCGGTGCTGGCGATCGTATCCGTCAACGGGCGTTTTGGTCGTCAGAAACCCATGTTTGCCGATAACGCTCGCAAATTCTGACCGCATCATTCCCAACGTGACCGAAGCGCCAGTGTTGAGGCTGGCAAAGTGAAACTCAGGGCCTTTGATGAACGTCACCATTGCGGGAACCCCCTTAATTTCCAGAAGCCGCGTTTCCCAATCTTCTAAACCCGCCATAAACTGACGCCGCGTGATATACACGTCAGGCTCCATTTCCAGCCAAAGGGCTTCGATTGCTTCTTCCTTGGTCATGGGATCAATTAAAAGTTGAATGGCCCATTCTCCACCGGAGCGGCAGCAGGCGCCTGGATTGCAGATTGAGCGCCGGATGACGGATCGGTGAACACCAGATTAGACGTTACCGCCTTATTGGCAGCAATGCCGTTCAATGCCGCCAATCCATCCTTCAGTTGCTGTATCCCGTTATTAAGCGCCGTGGTTTGCTGCGCGGTGTTTAGGTTCGGATTGGTCATGATGGCGCCTAGGTTTGTCAAAACCTGATTATACAACTGCGCCGCGCTGGCGGACGTTTGCAGGATCGTCTTGCCTTGGTTCGTGATGTTCTGAATTTGGGTGTTGATCGCGCCATTCGCCTTGATGTTTTCCAGCGCCGCCGCGTTTTGCAGGTTTTGCACCGTCACGGCGTTGGCATTGTTCATGCCGGCGATAACTTGCGCCGATGCCGCCTGTTGCTGTTCGATGCTGAGGCTCGTGTTCGATTGAATGTTCGCAATCGTCTGGGCATTCAGATTATTCACCGCCGCGAGTGCCGCCGTCGCCTGCGCCGAACGATCCTGGATCGAAAGCTGCGTATTCGATTGCAAGTTGCCGAGGTAGGTTTGCAAACCGCTCTGTGCCGATTGTATGGCGAGCGATGTTGCATCCTGCTTGTCCTGATTCGACATGCTGGTATTGGCTTGGATGCCCGCGATAATCTGGGACGTTGCCGAGGCTTTGTCTTGCACCGAAAGCGACGTGTTGGATTGAATGTTGGCAATCGCCTGTTGCGACGTGGTTTGAACGGTCGCCGTATCCTTCGCCGCAGCAATCTGTTGGGCAGTCTGTTGGGCCGTGTTCCCTGCCGATGCGTTGAACTGAGAATTCTGGGTTTGGATTTGCGCGTTCTGTAGCCCGGCGGTATTCGTTGCCGCTGCCTGTGCCGTAAGGGCTGCGTTCTGAGCCGTCGTGGTGTTGGTTGCGGCCTGATTGTATATATTGGCGTCCGCCGTCGCGATGGGTGTCGCCGCCGAATAGAGCGCCGCCTGATCCGCCGTTACCCCCATGCTGGAATTGATAAGACCGCGCTGGTTCATCAAATTGCGTGCGTTCGCCTCGGCCTGCTGCATGAGCGGGGAACCGGAAGCGATAATGTTCTGGATTTGCCCGGATACCGTCTGATCAGGCGCGACGGTAAAGGCGTTAGGCGTAGCGCCCACCGCTTGCGCCGTGGATGCCGTGCCCGTGTTTGGGGTGTAGGGATTGACCGTCGCGCTTCCGACCGTCTGTGCAGCGTCTGGTGCGCTGTTTATCAGACCGGTCATTGGAGGTGGGGTTGTGGGTCCAGCCGGCGGCGGTGCCGTGACAGGGGGAACGGTCGGAGCGTTCAAGCCGGGAGTGATAGAGCCGGACATTATGCAAGCCTCCCGCGAGTGTCGATCCAGCCGTATGTTATCGCATAGAACGTCCGGCTTGCGGCATCGGCCACGGCCATAATTTGCGCGGATGTATTCGTGAGGATGGCAAAATGTGCTGCGGCGCCGGCTGACGCTGCCACCAAAGATGTATTGCCGGATGGCGTCCCTGATATATTCAAGGTTTCATCAGGACCATTGATCGAGAGATACCCGGCGTTCCCGATGGCCCCACGGAATAGGGCGACGACCTTTAACCCGGTCGGCACAGTCAGAGCATACGCTGTCGGCGTTGTGCCGAGAGCCGATGTGTTCACATCGCCCCGCGCCTGAACCCATGTGAATTGATCGCCGGTTTGGGAGAATGCCAGAATGCGTGCCGAACCATCGGTAAGGAATGACCCGATGCGCCGGAAATAAGTCGTTGACGCCGGTTTATTCGCAGCCGTGATTGACGTATCAAAATACGCATCCGCCGCGCCCGTGTTGATGATGGCGAACACATGATACCATGTCGAATTAGCGATTGTCAGACCAGCGCCCATACCGTTGCCACCAGAACCCGCCGCCCATGTTCCAGCCGTTGATTTCGTGAACGCCCCGAGTGTGATCTTGACCGCGTTCGTGCTGTCCGCACATGAACCTGCCGATATATCAAGAACCGTGTTGGGCGTCCCGCCATCGTTGGAAAGGGTCAATCCGAATAGATATCCCGGCATTGGGATAGCCATTGCAAAGGCCGTGCTGGCAGCTTGCGTCGTGTTAGTTCCTGCCGCAGCAGTCGGAACGGTTGGCGTCCCCGTTAATGCCGGGCTGGCCTTTGGGGCAAGCAACGCCTCGGCAGTGGTCGCCCGGTTGGTTTCCACCAACACAGCAGCGGTGACGAAGGCAGTGCTGCCAATCTGGGTTGTGTTTGTGCCAGGAGCGGCTGTAGGGGAAAGCGGCGTGCCTGATAGTGTTGGGCTGGCCAATGGCGCCAGCAACGCCTCTGCGGTCGTGGCGCGGCTAGTTTCCACCAACACAGCGGCGGTGACGAAGGCAGTGCTGCCAATCTGGGTTGTATTCGTGCCAGGAGCGGCTGTAGGGGCCAGCGGCGTGCCTGATAGGGTCGGGCTTGCTTTCGGAGCAAGTAGAGCCTCGGCTGTCGTGGCCCGGTTGGTTTCCACCAGATCGGCGGCGGTGACGAAGGCAGTGGACGCGATCACAGTCGTATTCGTGCCGGGAGCCGCCGTTGGCGCCGTTGCCGTGCTACTGGCGCTCAGTGTCGTAAAGGCACCAGCAGCCGGCGCGCTTCCACCGATAGCGGGCGGAGAAGCGAGATAATTGGAGAACCCAACGCCGCTGACGGTGCTGGACGCCGACAACGTGGTGAAAGCGCCTGTCCCAGGCGTGCCGCTACCAATCGACGGAGGGGAGGCAGCCCATGCGGTGAACCCAGCGCCCGATACGGTCGAGGACGCGGAAAGCGTCGTAAATGCACCGGTTGAGGCAGAGGTATTCCCAATTGGGCCTGGGGTCGCAAGCCGGTCGATAAACCCCGCGCCCGATACCGTGCTGGAAGCTGCCAGGGTCGTGGCAGACACGGTGCCGCCGGATTGATTGGTCGCCGTGGTCGCGGTCGTGGCGGTGACAGCGGCGGTTGCGTTCCCCGCCGTCAATCCCGCAGCCGTGCCGGTGACGTTGGTCATAACGCCAGACACAGGAGTCCCCAACGCAGGAGCCACAAGCGTCTTGTTGGTTAGGGTTTCCGTCCCTGCCAACGTCGCCATTGTCCCGGAAACACCCGGCAACGTAATCGTGATCGATGCCGACTGGGCGAATACCGTGTTGAAAGCGCCCGTAGTAGAGAAATTCCCCGCGAGGGCAAGTTGGCCGGTTGTGAGGGTTAACCCCGACCCACCACCATTAACGACAACCGCCAACCCGCCATTGCCGGAAAAAGAGGGTAACAGGTCGAACGCGGCGCTGATAGCCGTAAATTCCGCGCGCATAAGGGACGAAAGGCCCGTCGATCCGGTCCCAGGATTGCCCGACGCGGCGTAGTATGGATTGGTCAAACCCTTAGCCCCCTACGCATGGAATAATGGTGGATTATCGAAGCGATCGTATATGATGCGATGTAATTCGTGCCGGACGTGATCGTGACCCGGATGTTCTCCGCCGTCCCGGTTTCGTCAATGTCACTCGGGGAAACTACATTCCCGTCCCATGTGAACGAATCCCAAACAAAAGAATCCCAGTAAGGTAGGGAACTGAAATTCAAACCCACGGGAACCGCCGGAACTTGTTCAATTTGCGAGACATTATAGCCAAGCTGATAGCCATATTGAAAAGTCGCATACAATCCGCCTTGGACCTCTATCGAAGCGGCCCGGAACCGTTTGAGAATGCGTGGGGAGCGGATTGGGTCCCACGCTGTCACAATATAAGCCGATATAGCCGCGCCGTCGAAGCTGGTCCCGATATCAAGCTGGAAAACATACCCGTTTGTAGACGATCCCGCGTAAGACGCCTCATTGCCGGTTGTTAGGGTCGTCGTGTCAACGCATGACATTGCCGAAGGGAACAGGACCGGCATGGCACCCATATATTGCTGGTTTAGGACCGTGCAAAAGAGCGCATATCCGTCGCTAAAAAAGAGGCGGTATTGGCTTTTGGCCCTATGGACCGAGGATGCCAACAGGTTGCCGCGCTCCCGCGCGATAAACGGCAAGATATTTTTCGTTAAGGTGGAGGGAAGGAAATTACCCCAGTTAATCGTTGTTTTGAGAGTGACAACGCCAAGGTCATCGAGAAAGAACGTATCGAACAGGTTTTGCACGCTCTTGGCGACCGCGCCTATTCCTGTGTTGAACGCTACATAATTAAAGGTGGTCGGATCAGACCCATACAGAAATGCTGAATTTGTCAGCATGAAAACGCCAAGCGTCGCATTGGTCTGACTGCCGGGGAGCGTGATTAACCCGGTGACAGTATCGCCCGTCGCAAATTCCCATGCACCGTCAACCGCGCTCCATTTGAATGGCAGCCCAGCCGCGCAACCAAAGATAGAAGCGGCCTGCGATATGATGAGGTAATTCTTGTGGAACCGAATATGGGAAGGCGCGTCAGGCGAAAGACCAGTCTTGATCGGTGCCAATGTGTCACCGTCGAACTCAAAACACTGATTGATCCCATCGCAGCCATAAATCCGGCGCGTTATAAGCTGGCCGGCGAAATTCGCCTTTTGGAACTCAAACTTACCGCCCGGCAGGAGAGTGATCGCCGTTTGAATGCCTGACAGCGTGATTGTCGCGCCACTGGTCGTCGTGGCCGCTCCCGCAGCGAAATTGCCGCCGGCAGGATTGGTTACAACGAATTGACCGACTGCCGTTCCTGACCAAGCGCCCGACTGCCACATAACCCGCTTGATCGTGGCAGTTACCCCGCCTTGCGTCAGCACGTCACCATCCAGCGGGACAGCCGTTCCACCAGCGGTGAAACTCACGATGTTATAGAATGGAACTAACGTCCATCCCGACCCGCTCGCCTTGTAGATCGCAACGGCAGTCGCTCCGACGTTCGCGCGGAAGGCGTAAACATGATCGGTGCCAGAAAACGCCATTGCCACAACGCCAAGGATACCACCGCTGCCCGGAACTTGCCCGATTAGAGCGCGGTAAACGTCAGCAGCAGCGGCGGTATAGATCGCCTGCGTCGCGGCATCCAGCGTAGTCGTCAGAGAATTGACCGTGCCGATAGAAATAGGGCCGGGCGTGGTCAATGCGTGCGTTGCGTCAAACACCCCCGTCGTCTTCGTCACAATGAGGTAGGACGGGTTGGACGGCCGGATGGCTATGATAACCCCAGTCGCGCCGCTGGTGGCCTGTGTGACCGTCTGGCCGATAGTCGGGAGGGTGACGAAGGATGCCAACACCAGGACGGTATATGTCGCTCCCGAGGGGGAAGCGCGCCCGTCCATCCGCTCATACCCATCAATCCGAGAGTATCCGCCGAACGGGGCAATCTCGAAATTAAGCGCATCCGTTAAAGCCCCCGGCTGTAACCGAAGCGACGGGGTGACAAGATCGAGACCACCCGGATATGGCTGGCCTTGCTGCGTGACCCCGCCGCCTAGCTGCGTCTGGGTGTATTTTATCGGCGCCCATTGAGATGCGGCGGCGTTCAAGCGAGCGCACCCCCAAAGGATATCGCCGGGGCACGAACTGCCTGCAACTGCGCGTACATGCCGTTGTATTCCCGCTGTCCCCGCGCGAGAACTTCCGGCGCGCTTTCGTAACCCGCATACTTAATCATCGCAGCGTAAACGATCAGCATATGGAATCGCGTCGGCAAACCCGTGGGAATATCCGCATCGAGAACCATATCAGTCGGGGCAACGAAATAGTCCGCGGTTACCGTATAAAGCCCGTTCGGCGGGGGGCCGAGGCAAACCGACTGATCCGGTCCTATAGCTACCGCAACCGGCCTTGTCTGCACCGTCCGCATCGAACCAAGCATGTAGCTGTTGCGCCATGTATCATACGGGATTTCGTCCAGATACATTTCATTCGTGTATCCTACCGAGGTGGTGTAGTTGCGGAACGTCACACGGTCCCATTTCCCGAAATTGTTGGCAATAACGCCAACAGTTCCCGCGCCCGTGCCGAGAGGATAGGACGCTTGCCCGGCGACGGTCGCGAAGGATACCCCGCCGCCTAACAGGTTGCTGGACCGCATCCAGCCCCAATCGTCATGGTCCATCTGGATGTCGGTCCAGGCATCGTTGATCCAGTTTACAACGCGCCCTGTGCTGCCAGACGCCCCAACAACGGTCGGCAATGCCGTCAAAATCGATTGGTTAGACGCCACGCCACATTCAACACAAGCGCGTTGGCATAATTGCAAATAGTTCATGCGATTATCCCTCTATGCCGCGACGCGAAAGGGGCAGAAATCCCCATAAGGTCAGAAATTCCGGCGCCGCAGTTCCGCGACCCAAGACGGCCCGCGCGGGTTACGATCCTCGATAATCGAAAACGAGTGTTGCGGAGATGTGAACCGTGTCATCAGGTTATTCGGCAATTCGCCGTTGAATTCCTGGACCTTCGTTTGCACGGTGTCCGTCTTGGCGCGGATAATGACTTCAAGAACCTTACGCTTGACGGTTAGCACTACACCGACCGGCAGATACCCGATTTCATCCCAGCGACCGTTCTGGAATACCTCGGCTGCCTTGCCATTCACCCAGAACGGATGCGCGCCCGAAGCGTTCTTTTCCGCACTCGGCTCAAGCCGGATTTTGACGGGTTCCTCCATGAATGCCAGTTCCGCCGCGTAGTCCTTATCCCGGAGGTTATCGACCATGACGATATCCCCATCGTAGGAATTCGGGTCAATAGGTATCGGCGGACGCTGTTCGGTTTTGAACTGATCGCTATGGAGTTCTTCGCGGGCCATGAAATGCTCCGGTATGAGGAAAGGAACGGACGCCGCACGCAAGGCACGGCGCCGTTGTCGGCTATGCCGGCTCAGCTTGACTGAGGACGGTTCGGCAACTGAGCCACGTTCTGGAAGGTGCTGGCGGATACGCCAGAAGCCGTCCAGTTGCTTGTCCCAGGCGTCCATGCGGCGGCGCTTGGCGCCGTGCGGACCACAGTATAGGCCAGCGGGCAAAAATCGTCCGGCAGGCTCGGGAACTGCGGATCACGAAGAAACCCGCCCACCGTGGTCGTCACGCCGGTATTCGTCGCGATGATCGGCCCTTGCGACATTTTGATTGCCCCAGCCAAGTTCTGTCCCAGAACCAAAGTGCAGCACTGGTTCGGCGCCAACGCAACAAAAGCTGCGGCGGTGGTCGCGTCCGTGGTCGGTGTCGCGGTGTTGGTCTGCGCCGCCAATGTGGTGGCATACTTACCGTTGATGACGCATACCGTCGTGACTGTCGTGGTGTAGGTGCTGGTGGTGCCAGCAACGGCGGCGGCGGACACGAGATTGATCGTGATGCCGGAGTTGAAGTTGAGGTTGTCTGCCATTTGAGGGTTTCCTTATACAAGCACAGTGGGGTCGAACGGACCCAACGGGCTGACGTAGACGGTGGTTGCGGTGTCAAGGGCGGTTGTGCCTCCCGTAAAGGTGCTGGCGTAGGTAATGATCAAGAACCCTACCAAAGCCTTGCCTTGAGGAAACTGCGGGAAAACGACCGCGCCGAGTGTGGCACCCTGTGTCCCCGCTGCAACCGTAACGACCGATGCGCTGTCCACGAAAAAACACACGACGTTGTAATTCGCCGCCGTGATGTTGATACCCGTTAGCGCGGGCATATCCGTGGATGCGGCAATCGTGACCAAAACGCCCTGAGCGGTGGCGTAGAAGTCAACCGCGCCGGTCTTTGCGAGCGTGCTGCCACCGGCCTTAATCACAAGGCCGGCAGTCTTCAGCGGTTGCGAAGAATAGCGGTCCACCAAGTTAAGCATGGGAATACGCACCGCTCGGCGGAACGCATTCTCTTTGATGTTCGAGAGGTATCGGGTCATCGTGTCGAGCATTGGACTTCTCCTATCCTTTCACGATTAGGTCAGAACCTTGGAACCGACATAGCCAACCGCCATCCAGCCCTGGTTCTCGATCATGACAGCCTTCCACCATGCGGTGCCGGCGTATCCGCGCTGACCCAGCGGATCGGACTTGGATTTTTCACCGGGGGGGAGGAACGTCGGGGAAAGACTGTCCTTACCGCGAAGGGCAATTTGGCCCCAGGCGTCCTGCGCCGTCACAATGAACGGATACACGTCAATGCTGGTTCCGGTTGTGGAATACAATCCGGTCGCACCGATGGCCGCACCACCGTCCTGAATGGACGGAAGATCGGGGGACGTGATGAACCGGAACCGCTCGCATTTCCCGATTTCGTTGGCTTGCGGAGTGCCCGACGCATAGGCTTCCGCAGGAATGAAATTCGGCAGGTCGCGAATATCCGGTTCCAGGTCGGTGTGGCAATAGACCGTGTAGCCCTCGGCAACGGGGTCGGTGCCGAAATTCGGGCCGGCCTTCAGCATCTTGTTCACCGGCTTGCCGTGGTTGGCTTGCAGGCTCTTCGCGATCTTGCGAACAATGCCGAGGGTCAATCCGCCATTGACGGTTGCAACCGATGTCCCGGCACCGCCGTAATAGGCGTTGGTGCAGGCACGCAGCGCGCCCCAGATGATCATTTCATTGACGAAGGTGACGCGTTCGCCAATCTGCTCGATCATCGCTTTGGGGATATCATCCTCATACAGGTCGTATGTCTTGTCCGTGAACCCGTAGAGGCAGCCGAACTGCTGGACCACAACCGTGATATCCAGCGGCACGATGCTGTCAGGGGCAGGGGTCACGCCTTCCTGGATTTGGTGGTTTTGGGCGATGGTGTTGCCACGGTCCCCAGTGCCGTTCTGGAAGAATGCATTCTGGGTTGTCCCGTTGGTCGCGGTCCCGCCATACGGCAGCCACTTCCGGGCGACGTAGGTATCCGACTGATTGCGAGGCATCGGGATTTGCCGGCCGGTCTTGCCGAGGACTTCCAGGGGCACGGCGTGCGCCAGGATTTCGCCCTTATATTTGTTTATCCGGCCGGGAGTGAGGGAGAAGTTTTGAACAGCCATGATAGGCTCCTATGAGGTTAGCGCGAGTTGAAACCCGCGAGGAATTCGTCGTCGTCAGTTTTGCCCGGCGCCTGGGGACCACCATCGCCTTTAGGCTGCACCGCTCCACGGATACGCTCTGACCGTGCATCGGCGCGGACGGGCGTGGTGGTTGGTGCTTTCGTCTCGGCTTGGAATAGGTTAATCGCGCGGGAAATCACGGCGGCGGACTCGGTTGCATTGACGCGCGCCTGATAGGTGGCGTCTTTGGTCGCAAGCCATTTCCGAAACGGGTTATTCGCGTTCGGTTGCTCTTTCGTGATATCGACCGCGCCGACGATAGTGCGCCAGTCCGGATGAGCATCTTCCAGTGATTCCACTTCGCGAGCGTTGGCGATTTCTGCCGCCAAAGCCTTGAAGTCTGGCGCATCGGCGGAACTGCCGTTGACGCCTGAAAGAGCTTTTTCCAATGCCGTGCGGGTCTGTTGGGCTAACTCGGGAAAATCCTTCTCCATTTCAGCGAAGGCTTCCGGTGTCAGCTTGATCCCGCCCGTTTTGGCAGACTGTAGCCCGTTGACGATCTTTTGCAGGTTGCCAATCGTGCCGAACGCCTTGGACAACTGAGCGTCATAAGAGGCCGTCTTAGCAGCGGCAGCCTTCACTTCTTCCCAATCGCTTTTGGTCAATCGCACGTATTCCGGCTTCGGTGTCGGCTCCGGTCGTGGGGTTTCCGCGACTTCTGCCTTCACTTCGGGGGCCGGGGCCTTGGCTGCTTTTACAACCGTCTCGCCTGTAAATCCTGACGCAAGGTCAGCATCTTCCAAGGCGCTATCGTTAGCGTCGTTTTCCAAGTCCATTTGTAACTCCATCAAAGGGCGCCTAACGGTGTCCCTGTATCTCCGGTCACTGGCCGGTCGTCCCCAAGGGCGATGATCCCCTTGAGGGTCTTAATCTCACCGCGTAACATTGCGGTTTCCTGTTCTGACTGCGGGGTGTCATTGCGACGCCGCGCCGCTGCCAGCTTGTCGTTGA